ATAGCTTTTGATGAATTACATGGGGATGAGGTAAGAATACCTGTTAATATCTACTTTGAAGGTAACATGTCGGTTGATTCATATTTGAAAAATCTTGCAAAAAAATACGGGGATGCTTTCAATTACGCAGAACAATTTAAAGGTAAAGTAATCCCCCTACCGATTGAAAGTTTTGAAATTTTCCTAGATGGTGGTCGAACATTAGTTAAACCAAAAGATATAAACCAAGTTCTAAATATTTTCAGTAATGTTGGGATGGATACCTCTAAAGTATGAGAACATTGTAGAGAATTAAAGTGAAAAACGTAACGGTTTATATTGCAGCTGGTATATATTTGGCAATTGTTTTCGTTCACGGATTCGCCCAATACGCAATAAAATCAAGGGTTTTCAAATTTTTCCGAAAAATTTTTAAAAAAATACTTGCATTTTAAAAAACTTTTTGTATCTTTGCACTGTATTTAATTTAAAAGGGCGAAAGTCCAAACAAAAATTTAACAAGATGATGACAAATAACATACATATGAATTCGATTAGCATTTGGAGACGTAATAGTAGCCAAGAGAATTCGGTATGTTTAAATCTGAGTTAATGATTAATTAGATTATTATAACAAGATATAAAGCGGAAGCCGAATTCGAAAGAGTTCGGCTTTTTTTGTGCCTATGGGAGAATTAGTAAGAAAGTTAGGAACTGAAAGTCTTAAGGACTTTAAAGAAAGGTTTGATGAGATATGTGATGAATATCAAGCCAAAGCAAAAAAGCAAGGTTACAACGGTAAGTTGCTTTTCAAGAAGGAACACGGGAAGATGATTATCTTCGTTTCACTTGAAGAAAAAGATTAACATACATGGTGTAGGTAGCCAAGAGGACGAAGGCAGCGGGTTGTGATTCCGTGACGGTTAACCAGACACATCGAGGGTTCAAATCCCTTCCTACACCCGCTAGTGGTCGTTTTTGTACTTTCTAAGTATTTATTATAAAAGGATAGATATGGCAAGGAAACAAAAGAAGTACCATTACATTTATAAGACAACAAACCTTATAAGTGGTAAATACTATATCGGAATGCATAGTACACATAATTTGGATGATGGTTATATGGGTTCTGGTAGGAGATTAAGATACTCAATCAACAAATATGGTGAAGAGAACCATAAGGTAGAAATACTTGAATTTGTTGATAGTAGAGCAGAGTTAATTAAACGAGAAGAAGAAATCGTTAATTTAAACGAGATTGCCAAACAGGAGTGTATGAATCTTAGAGTTGGTGGAACTGGTGGTTTTTCATCAGAACAACAACGAGAAAATGCTAAGAAGTCTAATGCGAAGCAAAAGATTCTTAGAGAAACTGACCCAGAGTGGGTTGAACGATACAAAGAGAATCGAACAAAGGGTCAGAAAAAAGTCTATGATGAAGGTAGGAGGGAGAAAACCTATTTTTATGATTGGAATGGAAAAAGTCATTCCGATGAGACTAAAGAGAAGATGAGGAAAAGTAAGAATAAAGGTTCAGCTAATCCTCAATTCGGAACTTGCTGGATTACCAATGGTAATGAAGCAAAGAAAATTAAAAAAGAAGACCTTGACTCTTATCTTAAAGAAGGTTGGAGGAAAGGAAGAAAATAAGACACCAGACTTATAATCATGTATTATAAGGGCTGTGACTTATAAGTTCTTTGACATCTTGGTCCAAACACAGGTATGATGTAATTGGTAGCATGACAGACTCCAAATCTGTTCGTCTGGGTTCGAGTCCTAGTACCTGTGCAATTGGAGAGGTTAGCCGAAACATTGGTGGGTAACGGCATCGGTCTTGAAAACCGTTTCGTCCTCTGGGTGGCGTGTGGGTTCGAATCCCACTCTCTCCGCAAAGTTCATAAGTGAGTCAAAAGATTGCTGGGTAATGACTGCTGACGTGAAATCGGTAGCCCATGGAGGGCGTAAGGGTTCGAATCCCTTCTTGATGAACAAATTGGATAGGTACTCAAGTGGCTAAAGAGGCTGTCTTGGAAAGGCAGTAGGACGGTTAAACGTTGCGTGAGTTCGAATCTCACTCTATCCGCTAAAACTTAAATCATATGAAAAAGGAGTACGACATGCTTTGAGGTCTATCAAATTAGACACCAAAGCTTATGAGTAAAAAATTAAACAGAGCAAAACTGAAAAAAGCAAAGACATCTAAGGAATATAATTGTATTCGATGGATGTTAATCTATGGGTACGACATGTGGGACTACGGTTACAACTTCAACCACGGTGACATGGAAAACCATAAATGGAGGTCTTACAGAACTTGGAAACACAATCGTAAGACACAATGGAGAGAATAACTCTCCAAAATTGGCTTGTAGTTAAATCGGTTATAATACTGGTCTGATACACCAGCGTTCCCAGTTCGATTCTGGGTGGGCCAACAAGGGACGTTGCAGTGATTGTAAGTCTCAATTAGAATAGCTAGATGCTGGCGTAGCTGTTTGATGATGTTGAGCGTATTGACGGGTCCACCATTGTGACGGGGCTGGATGGTTTAGGCACCACGCTGATACCGTGGGCATTAAGTTGCAAAGTGGGTTCGATTCCCACCGTCACAACAAGTTATCCCCTACACTTAGAACAGGAACGATAGTCCTGTTGACCAAACCTTCCGTATTTCGATATGTAGTAAGGGTTTAGGGTTAGCACAACATTTGGGCTATAGCATAAGGAAATGCACTGAGTCCCCGTAAGGTAAGCCACCTAAGCGGGTCACAACACAGGTAGAGGGTTCAATTCCGTCATAGTCCACAACATTGGGGTATACCGAGGCAAGCTTATATCTTGTATAGTCGTAGCGGTTGTTGAGATAACTTCAAACGTGGGTTCGAATCCCATTACCCCAACTAATGGTCCTGTAACTCAGTTGGTTAGAGTGGCTGACTCATAATCAGTAAGTCCTAGGTTCGAGTCCTAGCTGGACCACACATTCTCCCGTAGCTTCAATTGGTTAGAGCATCCGACTGTTAATCGGAGGGTTACTGGTTCGAATCCAGTCGGGAGAGCAAATATTCTTGGGTCGCTCAGAGGCCGAGAGCACCAGACTGTTAATCTGGCGAGAGAAATCTCCATCGTAGGTTCGAATCCTACCCCAAGAGCAATATGCCGCTAGTCAGTGGAGTACAACTATCCCTCATATGGATGGAAAGGTGGGTTCGAACCCCACAGGCGGTACTAAACACCCCCGTAGTTCAAGGGATTAGAATGTGGCTTTCCTAAAGCTAAGATACAGGTTCGAATCCTGTCGGGGGTACAACATGCACCCATAGTTCAACGGATAAGAACACTGGACTACGAATTCAGAGATGGGAGTTCGAATCTCTCTGGGTGTACAAAAATTCCATATTGGAATACAGAATATCGCATATTGCGATATGCGATAATTCGTGATTTGCGAATTGCGAATTGAATGGCCTCGTAGTCCCATCGTCCTTCTAAGTCGTTAAGGGTAACGGAAACTGAGATAGCATCAAATGTGGGTTCGAATCCCACCGAGGTCTCAACATGCTCCTATGATGTAACGGATAGCATCACTGCCTTCTAAGCAGTTCGTATAGGTTCGAATCCTATTAGGAGTACAAATATAGAGAGTAAACCAGTCGGGGACTGGCTTTACGGAAGATGAACCGATGAGGCTGTCGGACCTGTCTGCTAAACAGTGTGCTCATTAATTTGGGTGGATTTCGAGTATCCCGTCTTCCGCTATTGAACTTTTATAAATTGGTCTATATTTATTAGTATAACATAAAATATTAAACAAATGTATGACAGAGTTAGAGAGTTCAATAATAAAACTTAGAAAGGAAGGTTTAAGTGTTCCAAAAATAGCTAATAAATTAAATTGTAGTCGAGGAACTGTATCATACCATATTAATAAACATGATATGGGTGGTGTAAGTATTAAAAGAGAAGTTCAAACTGATGAAGCTTTTATTAAAAATATTGGTGACAAAATCACACAAAAAATAATAGACCTAAGAGAATCCAAACATACTTACAATGAAATATTAAAAGTTGTTGATATAAGTAAGGATAAATTAAAAAAAGTTTGTAGAATATATGGTTTGAATGGACATGTCGCTAGAAATAATAGAATAATAGATGATGAATTAATAAGTGAAATTAGGACATCATATTTAGAGTTTTTTAGTTATAGTAAGGTTTCAAAAGAAATGGGGGTTTCTAAAAAAACAGTTGCTAAATATTGTAAAGATTTAGTAAATAATAAACCTAAAATAGATAGAAAATCTAAAATGGTTGAATATGTTAATGATTTTAGACGAAAAAGAAAAAAAGATTTAGTTGAATATAAGGGTGGTTCATGTCAAAATTGTGGTTATAATAAATCTATCCGTGTTTTACAATTTCATCATATAGACCCAAATACAAAAGATTTTACAATTGGTGGTAAAAATTATTCTTGGGATAAAATGGTTAAAGAAGTTGACAAATGTGTTCTGTTATGTTCTAATTGTCATGGTGAAGTACATGAAGAAATAGATGAAGTGGGAAGTAGTATGATAGTTGAGAATATAATTAAAACCTAAACAGTTCGCTCCCTTAACAGGGAGTGCGGGTCGGGACCGCTGCTCTCTGCTGATTTTCTTCAAGGACCAAGATATTTATTAGTATGCGACTAATAATTTATTTCATATTACCACTTTTACTACTTACAGGGTGTCGAGGTCACAAAGAAATGACTTACGACCCAATCGTTCATATTGAAGAAATGCATGTGGAAGAAGCTATGAATATTATAGTTGAACCAGACAGGATTATGCATTATGAAGAGGCTATTATGTCTACACCACCTTTAGACATGAAACCAATATTGGTAGAAGATGACGGTGAACCACTTACGATTGTTGAGGTGTCAAACAACAGAGTTAGTACAAACTCAGAAAGTGGTGGTCATATAGCATACAAGATTCCTACAGAGATGACCGTAAGAAGCACTTACCAAGTCATAGTTAGGATTTCCAAATCAGTCGCACACATTTACGAGAATCTTAACGGTGAGGTACATACAAGTACAGTTCCAATTACTGAAACAATGGAAGTTAAGGTAGTTGACCCATCACCATCTGACCATAAGATGTTTGAGATTATCCCAGACAACCAACCAACCCAATTAGTTGAGAATAATGAGAATGTCACACAATGGACATTTAATGTAACACCACTTAGGGCTGGTAAATCAAAATTAAAGGTGGTTGTATCCATCATTAGAAATGGTGTGAGTAAAGAAGTTGTTTACGAGGATTACGTAACCGTAAAGACTGACATAACAAAAACAATCCCATACTTTATAGCAACATATTGGCAATGGCTTTTAACAACTATTGTAATACCTGTTATAGTATGGTTTGTAAAGCGTAGAAAAAAAGACGAATAAGATGAAAAAACTAATTAAAAAACTACTTAGGGAGTCATTAGCTAATGTTGATGAGATTTACTTCATGAGACACTCCAATGACAGAATAAAAGAAAGGATAAATGTCTTCACAGACAAAGATATCCCCAACAATGTAAAATCCAAAATCCTATCAAATATTGATTTATTGGATAGTGTTAATTTGAATCCTAACAAGGATTACGGTGTCATGCTTGGTTCGTTCAAGCCAAATAAAGAATCTGAACATTATATTGATGTAAATGGTCGTGGTTATTACCGAATAATGGACGATACAGTCATTCATGATTCAACTGGTGACCAATTCTGGGTTGTGGTTAGGGAAAACAAAGCAACTACGGTTATGTTAAGGAAAGCTATACAAACTAGAGATGTTAATCACAACAAAGAGAAACTTAGAGTTGATGTCATAATCAAAGACTTACCTAATTATTTGAATAAGTTGAAACAATCAACAAATCAACCAAGTAGAGAAAAATTCAAGAAGTACAAATTACCATCTGGTGAAGCAGTAAGATATTATCCAGAGTCAAATAGATTCGAGACTCTTGAAGGTCAACCAATTGAGATGGATAACATCTTTGATGCACTTCCAGAAGATATGCAAGACATGGTTTTATCAAAAATGGACTAAAAATTTGCAAAATCCAAATTAATTTCCTATATTTGTGTTCTATGGAAACAACAAATAAAGAAATTGGTGGAAATAAGTTCTACCTCAAATTAGGAAAATACTTCACCAAATTAGGTGAAAAATACACTAAGAAAGGTAGTAAAACTGTTATATCCAACCCAACATGTAAATTGATTAACCCTTTTTCAATCATGTACAATTTTACAGTGGATAATAATTTTAAATTCCAACTTATAGTACAAGGAGATTATAAAGAGTTATATAAAGAACATGGAACAGAAGACAATCCAATTGATATAGACAAGATGTTTATGACCATTACACATAAACAAGGAGATTGGTTTTTAAAACAATAAGGAATGAGTAAGGATAAAATAAAGAACATATTGAGAGAAGGATTCAGAAAGAACGCTTTAGGTGTTGAGGTTTCAAGACCACATCAAATGTTGATAGTTATGCGTGGAATACCAGGTGCTGGTAAGTCCACAGAAGCTAAAAGACTTAAGGGTGATGGTGCTATTTTCTCTACTGATGAGAGAATCGAAGAAAAGCACGATTACAGAAAGTTCTTCGCTGATATGATAGCGAACAAGAACTTCGCACCACTTTCTAAGATGCACTCACTTAACTTCAAGTTAGCTAAAGAGGCTATGGAAAGCGGAGTAACACCAGTTATCGTGGACAACACCAACATCAAGGCTAATGAGCCAAAGAACTACGTTGAAGCGGCTCTTAAGATGGGATTCGATGATAAGAACATCCAATTCGTAGATGTTGGTACTGGTGGGTGTACAGCTGAGGAATTAGCTGAAAGAAACACTCACGGTGTTCCATTAGACAAAATCAAGTCTATGGTTCAATCACACAAGTCAGTTGGTAGCCTTTCACTTAAGAAGGTTTTAGAAGCTAAAGACATGTACAAGAAAAGGGCTAGTAAAATAGCTATGGTTGTACTTGACGACAAGTCTAGAACAAAATTGTTAGGTGCTGTCAAGGGTTTAATAAAGCTTACTGACGAGTGGGAAGTAATTGCTCACCACATGACAATTAACTTCGGCAAAGGACTTTCTGATGAACTTAAGGGTGATTTAGGAAAGACTGTAAACTTGAAGGTTACTAAGATTGGTGTATCTGATGTAGCTATTGCTGTTGGTGTCGAAGGATACCACTCAGACAACGCTAAACCACACGTCACCATTGCGGTAAACAGAGGCAAGGGTGGGAAACCAGTCATGTCGAATGATATCGTATATTGGGACAAGTGGGAAGGTGGACCAAATCTAACTGGAACAGTTGTAGAGAAAAATCTAGGGTAATGAAGGCAAGATGGATTATTCAAAATAAGAATTACGCTGACGATGACCGTCAAGCGATAATTGATGCGTGTGATAAGCGAGGTATTCCTTGTATTGAAATCAACGTTATCCCATTCTCGCCAGAGTTACCCGATTTTCCAATAGATGATGAGTATGAGAACATCTATTATGGTTCAACGACCATGATGGATAGAGTTTATGCTGACCACAATAGACCAAAGGGGTTATTCTACAATCATGAGACATTCTCAATCGAGAACTACATCAATAAGTGGGGTGAACACATGCTATCGGAAGAAGCTGAGTTCATGACGGTTCAAGAATTCTTAGATTCGCCTTTAACCCCTCATGAAATGAAGTGGTTTATGCGACCAGATGGTGACGGGAAGCAATTCGATGGTGTTGTAGGACTTGAAACTGAGTTAAAAGATATGCTTAGGAAGGCAACTGCTGAGGTAGGTGGTCCGATTACTCTTGATTTGAAGATTCTTATCGCACCACCATATAACATTCATAGAGAATGGAGAAACTACGTGGTTAACGGAAAGGTTATCACCAGTTCAAGATACAGAAAGAACTTCCGTCTATCAAAGTCGGGTACAGATATTCCAGAAGAAATGATTAAGTTCGTTGAGGACAGGTGTAAGGAGTACCAACCTCACGATATCTTTGCTATGGACATTGCTGAGACTAGACACGATGATGGAACGATGCATTATTACATTATTGAGTGCGGTTGTATGAACTCTGTTGGCTTCTACCACTGTGATATCGATAAATACGTAGAAAAGCTAACAGAATGGGTGGAAAGAAATAAGATTTACAAGTAGCAATAGTACGGATTATTAAAACTTAAAAATAAATAGATATGTCAAATAAAAAAATGAAAAGATACACGTTAACAGACAACGAAACAGGGGACAAATACCATTACGATTATTTAACCTTTCTCTTTGCTTGGGTTATTGTATTTGCAATGGGTATAATAACAGGGTATTTCATATAATGGTAAATGTAAAAAGCGTTTTAATGATTTTTAAATAATGTTATAAAATGTTAAATTATGGAAATTGAATTAAAGGTAAAAGTAAAAGTTAGAAAAGTTAACTCAATAACTGATATTAAGAAAAATGACAGACTCGCTTATGAGTTGGGGTATTATAAAGAAGGTGGTAATAAGACAATAAACTACCATCAACCAGAATATTGGACACCTACTGGTGTATTTAAAGAGATTGGAAATGTGGAAGAATTTTTAAGTAGGGAGAAGGATAGATTAAAAGACGAAAGATATTTAAAGCATCACAATTTTGTTGTTGTTGAGAATATTTTATAACGAGTGAGGCTAAGGTTAGCAGCCTTAATTACTAACCATTAATTTACAACAAGACCTTGCGAGGCTATTAACTTTAGCCATTGTTAGGCAACGTTTATTATGACAACAAGAAAATTAGTAAACTTAATGATGCGCTCTTCGGATACCAACCCTTATACTGGAAAGTTAACAGAAAAAGATAATGTTTTGGCTGCGATTGAATTAGCTAAACTTGCGAAAGAGTTTGCAGATAAGGGGCAATCTGACGAAGCTATGGACGTACAAAGCAGCCAATGGGTTGAAGTGATTGGTAAATTAGAAGATAAACTTTCTAATGTTGCCTAACGTAGATGCTATGTGTAGTGCGAACTTAAAATATAGAAAAATGACAGCAAAAGAACACAGTGAAGATTTAGAAAAACGCAGAAAAGAGGCACTAGCATTACATATAGCTAGTGTTAGCGGTAGTGCTTTAGATGTGGTGAAACAAATACCACAAGTATCACAAACGCAGATGTCGTTAAATGACCAACTAAAGATACTTAGAATTGCAGCCAATAAGTTAGGATTATATGATGCAGCAGACTTTATAAAGCTTGATTAAATTACCGCTAACGGCTGCGGCTAAAAAGCGTTGCCGATTAAAAGAACAAAATTTTCAAATTACATAAAACTTAATAAAATGGAACAAACTACTTATAAGCCACACAGCGGCAATGATTTTTTAGCCGATGTTATGCTCTCGTGCCCTTTTTGCGGTGGAGAGCCACAACTTACATTTATTGGTAATGATTATTCAAAGAAACGAAAGGTTGAGATAAAATGTAAGGGGTGCAGAGTAACAATGGTTAATGCTGGTATAAGGTCAGGAAGTGAACAACTTGCTAAATGGTTAATCGAAGCGTGGAATAAGCGTGTTGGCAGGCATGGAGCATAACGGTTTGGCTAAACCATCGTTTTAATGTGGTTTAGGTGATGTTAGGCTTATGTACGAAATAAACAGATAAAAAATGCAGATAACGATAGATTATTTAAAAAGTAAAGGTTTTAACTGCGAAAGTATTAGAGAGCAGTACAAAGGAGATTTTAGATTAAATTTGAATAGGTATGGTGAGCATCACTACCAATTTAAAGAACCTAATAAAATAACTGACTTAAAAGTAAATACAATAGAAGAACTTGAAAACCTTTACTATGCAGAGGTTGGTGTTAGATTATAGTATTAAGCCTAACACCCTTGTAAAGCTTTTTCGTTGCTGAAAGCAATGTGCTTTACATAATGTTATGTTTTTTATTATATTCGTAACATAATGTTGGTATAGTCAGAGATAAATTTGATTAAAACCTGTCATTGTAAAAATTTTAGTGTATATTTGCAAAATGGATAGTAATAACCAATACACAGAAAGACATAAGGAACTTAGTTTGATGTTTCTAAAGATGGGGAGGGCCTTAGTAGATGAGGGTCTTAAGAATAAGGACTATATTACCGCAAGTGTAGGTAATAACATGATATTCATGAGTTCGATTGTATTCGACAAATCGGAGACAAGATTATTTGGTGAACTGTGTAGTATGATGACATCAAAAAGAGTTATTAAGAAAATAACAAACGGTACATTAGATATTACAAAATTAGAAAATATGAAAAGGGGTGGAACAGATGACCCTTACGAACAAATACTCAGAAGAATAAAGAAGGACTTTGGAGAGGATGGAAATGATGATAAATCAGACGAGTAGAGTATTTATAATAAAAGACAAAAATGAAAAAGTTACTGACACTAATGGCATTTCTTCTAATTGGCTTTGTAGTCAATGGACAAGACACATCCGCTACTTTAGACACGGTTACGAAAGGACCCATCTCACAATTAAAGGCGGGCTCTTGTGCCTCACCAGATGGGCCAATGAACTCCACCATAATAACTCCACCCAACTACGCTTGGTTACAAACCAATGGATATTGCAATCCTAATACTTATGGGACCAACCCAACCGTATGTTGGACCTTCACACCTACCAGTTCATCGGTTACTGTAAACTCTGGATATTCGCAAAGTGGATGTGCCAATATTTCATTCGGTAACTTTGAGTTATATGATGCATCTTGTACATTAATCAGTACGGGACTTAACCATACAGGATTAACCGCTGGAAACCAATATATCTTCTGTATGACAGGTTCGGCATGGGGTGGTGGTCCGTCTTGTACTGGATTTGATGATTTCTGTCCATACTTCTTAAACGTATTCGCATTACCAATAGAACTAGTTGAGTTCGGAGTTGATTACATTGACGGAATCAACAAACTACATTGGATTAGTGCTAGTGAAAACAACAATGACTACTATGTACTTGATAGAAGTACAGATGCTGAAATTTGGACAACAATATCAACCATAAATGGTGCTGGTAATTCAAACACACCAATTCTTTATGAGTTTTCTGATTATACATTTAGTGATGAAATAAACTACTATAGACTTACACAAGTTGATTATGACGGTAGATTTGAAGAATTTGATATCATAAGTGTTGATAATAGAATTAAGAACAAAGCAGAACTTATCAAAGTCGTAAACATCATGGGTGTAGAAGTCAAAGACGACTACAAAGGACTAGTCATCGAGTTATATAAAAACGGTGATACTAGGAAGTTAATCAGACATTAAAATTAAAAATAATTAGGGAATCATTTGGTGGTTCCCTTTTTTATTTGTATCTTTGTGATTATTAATCAAAACAATAAGACTATGTTAAGTATAATCGACTACATAAAGGCAAATGGACTAGCTGCTGCTCTTAAGGAATTCAAGCTTAAGACTAGAGTATACGACAAGAAGATACTTCTTAAGTATGACCAAATAGAATCATCTATGGGATTCTCCGAGGTACAAGATTGTAGAGGTCTTATACTTGAAAAGGATACATGGAATATCATGTGCTTGTCATTCAGAAAGTTCTTCAATAACTCTGAGGGACATGCTGCTTCTATCGATTGGGATACAGCACATGTTCTTGAGAAGTTGGATGGTTGCTGCCATGAAGATACTATTCTTATAACTGAGAATGGTGAAATGACCATTCGTGAAATTTGCGAAACTGAATATTCTGGTAAAGTATTATCGTTCGATTTGGAAACTAATGAACCAGTATTTGATGAAATAGTCGATTACTCTGTTAAGAAGAATATTAATAATTGGTTTGAAATAGTATTAGAAGATGGTACTACCATTAAACTAACAGGTAACCATAAAGTCTGGCTACCAAATTTAGGGTGTTACCGTAGAGTTGATGAATTAACCGAGGATGACGAATTCTTATTAATTACTTAAAAAACTTGATGTTAATCTAATTTTTCTAGTAGTAACTAATATTTATAAATAAAGATATTAATTATGAAAGTAAAATGTGAAAAATGTGATGGTGAATTCAATAATAAGATGTTCATGGCTCATGTTAGAAAGAAACATTCTAGTGAATTCACAGACGGAAAAGAAATGGAATTATTTGGCTTATATAGTCGATATAATTTGACTGATGATTTAGTAACTGAATTAATTAATAAGTACGAAAATGATGGTTCTATTTTTTCATTAGTTAATGAATATAAGATATCACATAGAAGTTTATCATTATTATTTAAGCTTAATGGAATTAAATTAAAATCATTAGGGGAGGTAGCCAAACAAGAATCAGTTAGAGATAAATACAAACAGACATGTTTAGAAAACTATGGGGTTTCGAATGTTTCAAAATCTGATAAAATTAAAGAGAAGAAGAAGAAGACATTTATTGAAAATTATGGTGTTGATAATATTTTTAAGACTAATGAGTTTAAGAATTCTATCAATGACATTATGTTGGAAAAATACGGTGTCAAAAGAATTGCTAACTGGAATTATTTAACTGACGAGCAGAAACGTGAACGTATAAAAAAATTAAATAGTGGTGGTTCTTCTATCTTGGAAAAAAGAATTGGGAAGGTTTTACTTGAGATGGGGGTAAAATTCGACCCTCAATTTGAATTGAAAGGTAAGTTATACGATTACCATATTAAAGGTACTAATATATTAATAGAAGTTAATGGTGATTTTTGGCATGCAAACCCAAAAAAATATAAAGCAACGGACGCATTACCGTTTCCAAAAAAAGAAGTAATTGCTGAATCATTGTGGAAAAAGGATGAAAAAAAATTAAATATTGCTTTGAAATATGGTTATAATGTTTTAACTTTGTGGGAAATGGATATTAGACCACTTAATGATATTGAATTGGAATTATTAATAACAGAAGAAATTAACAAACTATGAGTAAAAATTTTAAAGAGTTATACGATAAGTTTATTAGTGAAACTAATCTAAGTATTATTAGACCAGTAGACCTAGAGTTATTAAAGGATTACATATTGGAAACTGATTTATTTGAAAATGTATTAGTTTTTAATATTATTCATGATAGGGGGCAAACTAAAGAAACTTTGATGAGACCAAATATAGATAGTTTTGAAAAAGTAGTCAACATTAATAGTATTTCCATGGTACCAAGTGTTGATGGAAAAGGGTATGTTTTTATGGTTAATTGTGAAGATGGTACTGTATTACGAAATAATTAAAATCACATGAAGATAGTTAGGATAAATAATATAAAAGAAATTGAATGTCAGTCTAAAAGATATGACATTCAAACCAAAGATACCAATAATTTCTTTGCTAATGGTATACTAGTACACAATTCAATGATTCAAGTATATTGGGATTGGCATAAGGAGAAGTGGTTCGCTGCTACTACTGGTACAGCTGAGGGTGAAGGTGAAGTAAACAACAAGTACGGAACTACATTCAATGAATTGTTCTGGAAGACTGTTACTGATAAGTACCACTTCAACGACTGCTTATTGGATAAAGACCACGTATATGTATTTGAGTTAACAACTCCATACAATATAGTTGTGAAGCCACATGGTGAATCATCTGCTACACTATTAGCCATGAGAAATAGAAAGACTTTGAAAGAGGTTGGATATGTGGATATGATAATGGTTGCAGAATCTCTTGGTGTACCATTGGTTAAGAGATATCCATTGAAGCCAGATAATGCTGGTGTTCTTGTTAAATCTCTTAAGGATGCTATATGGCATGACGAAGGTTATGTTGTAGTAGATAGCAACTTCAATAGGGTTAAGATAAAGAATCCAGCTTACGTATCAGCACATCACCTTAAGGGAAAAATGGGTAATCACCACATCATGGGTATAATCAAAACCAATGAATGTGATGAATTTATAGCAACTTTTAAAGAACGTGAAGAAGAGATTAGAGAATTAGAAAGTGGGTATCAAAACTTACTTAATAATTTATCTAATTGTTGGGATGAATTATTGACTGTAAGACCAAAGAATATAACCCCAAAGGAAAAGAAAAAATTCGCTATGAATGTTTTCGATGTTGTTAACAAATATGATGTTAAACAATTCAGTGGTTTATTCTTCGGGTTAAACGATGGTAAAGTTGAAACTATTGGTGAATATATGATGAATTATGATGATAAGAAATTATATCATCTTCTTATCAAGTAATTCAAACCATAGTTTAATTTCATTCTTGGATTTTAATGGGAGGAAGTTGTAATCATCATTTAAAGTCTTATATAAATATAAATTAATACTTGTAAAAATCAAATTATTTTAGTATATTTGTAAAAATATGGATAATAAAGTAGAATTAATTAAAAATAGTATAAGATGATAAAGGAAATAAATATTAATAAAATTGACTATTTAAAGTTTGAAATAATGAAAAATAGTCACAAATCTAATATATACCCATATATAATAAAGGGTGTAGCATTTGGATATAATTTAATAGATAAACCGATTGAATTAAACATATGTAAATTTCCATTTTCAGATTTATATTATTGTAAAAACCCCCTTAAAGATGATATCTTAGGGGACAACAACTATACAAATGTTGGTATGTCATTATCTTATATTTTAGAAGATATTTTAATTAATTCAGACTACGAATATTCTTATTATGATATAAATGAGGTGATGGTTTGGTTTGAAGATTACTTAAAAAATAATCATGAATTTATTGATAAAAAAGTTTTGTTTGGTAATCAAATTAAGAGTATAAATGAGTGATATTAATATTTTCATCCCATCATTTGGTGATTTTCTGGTTTATTGTAAAGAAAGTGGTATTGAAAGGGAGTTATTTGAAGAAATATTTTTTGAATTCTTAAATAACCCAAACAAATATAATAATCCAGAAATAATAAAAAATTATCTATCTGATAAATTACCCATAGACTCATACATTCAATTAACTAGTAAACTTAAAATATAAGTTGGTAATGCAAGAGACATTAAATAATCAGTACTTATCAGCACTAGTTGTTTTGATAAGTCAGATAGTCTTCATATATCTGAGAACTATCAATGTAATCTATACTGCTGAACTAAAAGTCAGACCAGCCATAATATCTGGTGCTGGTATTGGGCTGGCTTGGCTTGTTTCAATGTCAATAGGTGCAAACTCAATTATCCACGGTGATATTCTACCAATAATCAGTTTTCTGATTGGTGGTGCCTTAGGTACATATTGGGGTATTAGAAAAGAAATCAAAAAACACGAAAAAGAAGATGGATACAAAGACAAAAGTAACACTCCAATTCATAATGGAGACAGCGAAGACGGAAGTAGACCTAAAATGGAAATTGAATAAGTTCATCAACAGTGGTGATGTTTCATTCCTAGGACATAGTGTAAAACGCTTAAATAACAGAATTTCTTTAGCTGAGAGCAAAGGTATTGTTGACTCTGCGGATTCTATTGTTAGTATTACAAAAAGTCCGTGTGAGACAGCACAGAAGCTTAACGTAAAGAAGAATTCATATAAGGGAGATGCGTAAATTTGTGATAGGAGACATACATGGTGGATATAGAGGTTTAATTCAAGTCTTAAAGGCTGTAGACTTCGATTATCAGAACGATAAACTAATTGCCCTAGGTGATGTTACCGATGGGTGGTCAGAGACTGCTGAGTGTATCGAATTACTACGCACAATCGAGAATCTTGTCTACATTAAGGGTAACCATGATGAATGGACACAAAGATTCCTAAAACTAACCCTTAAAACAGGTCCAGCTGAGTATAACTACAATTGGTACAGACAAGGTGGTAAGGCTACCTATGACAGCTACTATGAAAATCCACATTTAGTAGATGACCATTTATCATTCTTACTTAATGCACCAGAGTATTACATTGATGACGAAAACAGAATCTTCCTACATGCTGGATTAGACCCAGATGTTGACTTAGATAAGCAACATCATATGGATGTTGGACAGAATGATGGCTCTAACGCCACATTCTATTGGGATAGGTTATTTTGGAGACATGTATCACACGCATTGATTCATGACAAACCAATTATATGGGAGAGATACAAGGAAATATATATTGGTCATACACCGACTAATAGAAAGATTGAATTCGAAGATGGTCTTCCAGTAAACGCTGGTAACGTGTGGAACATGGATACTGGTGCCGCTTATGACGGAAAGATATCCATTATGAACATCGATACAAAGGAAATAATACAGTCAGAACCCCTATATTTGCTGTACCCAGACGAAATGGGTAGAAATGGAGAATATTTAGCAAAATAATTTGCGTAGTTAAAATTAATTTCGTATCTTTACACAAAATCTAGAAATTATAGAATTAACAACAAAACACGTAAAGGAAGCAAGACAAGGTTGCCGCTCCATTATGGGGACATTTAAAAGTTTATTAAAAATCGAAAAAGATTTTGCATAAGTCAAATATTTTTCTTATATTTGTATAAATCTAAAAACAAAAGCATATGTCAGAAATTAAATCAATACTAGAAGAAATTGCAGCCGATGGTGGTAAAAACTACAAGAGAGATACGCTTTCAAAATACAAGGACAACGATTTGTTAAAACAAGTAATCTACTTGGCACAATCTCCTAGAGTTAACTTCTACATCAAGCAGATTCCAGAGTACACACCGAACACTAACGGTAATGATATGCCATTAGTTAGTGCATTATCTCCGCTTAGACTAATCAGTGAGAGAAAGGTGACTGGTAGTGATGCTAAAGAGGTGCTTAAGAACACTCTTTCAGCTGTATCAGCGGAAGATGCTTACGTAATTGAGCGAATCATCGACAAGAACCTTAAGATTGGTATGTCAACAGGAATCAACAAGGTAATTCCAAAGTTACTAGAGGAAACTCCATACCAAGGTGCTAAGTCATTTTCTGAGAAGGGTGCTAAGAAGCTATTTGAAAAGGGTGAGCCAGTTATCTCACAACTTAAAGCAGATGGTACTTACAGAAACGCAATCATCCAAGACGGTATTGTAGAATTGGTATCAAGACAAGGTGAAGTATCATACTTGAAGGGAACTAAGTTTTTAGATGAATTGAAGTCATTCCCAGATTGTGTATTGAATGGTGAGTTAACCATTGATGGATTCAAAAGAACTGAGGCTAACGGAATGGTATCATCAATGATGGACATTATAGAGAAAGCTGAGGAAAGAGGTGAGAAGGCTACAGCTAAGAAGAAAGAAGCCTTTGAGAAGAAGCATGGTTCATTCGAAGATGCTTTATCAAAGATGCGTTTCACTGTTTGGGATATGATTACAAACGAAGAATACGCTGAGGCTAAATCAGATACCCCATATTCGACACGTCTTGATGAGGTTTCAGACCTAATTAATGGATTAGATACAACAATGGTATCAATGGTTGAGACTAAGTTCATCAACTCATTCGAGGAAGCAATGGAACACTTCTTAGATACTCAAGAAAGAGGACTAGAAGGAACAATCATCAAGTCGTCAACGGCTGGATGGAAAGACGGTAAGCCAACATACCAAATTAAGATGAAGTTGGAAATGTCTATGGACCTTAGAATCATCGGATTCGAATACGGTACAAAGGGCACTAAGAATGAGAACGTAATCTCAACACTTAACTGTGAATCTTCTTGTGGTAAGCTTAGAACAAACCCTTCTGGAATGAAAGAAGCTATGATGGCTGACATTACAGCAAGACAAGATGAATTATTGGGAGCAATTGTTGAAATCAGATGTTGTGGACTTTCACAAGACCACTTAGGAAATTGGTCAACAGCACACCCATCAGTAGTTGAATTAAGGGAAGATAAAGATACTTGTGATTCACTTGAGTCATGTATTGAAATCGAAGAAATGGCTAAAACGTTAAGTCCAGCCAAATAACAATAGATAAAATATAATAAATTATGAGTCATTACAAATTTGAGGGAGAAGTAAAACAAATAATGGATTTAAAAACCTTTAATAGTGGTTTCAAGAAGAGAGAAATCATTATAACATCAGACGACCAATATCCACAAGATATTAAGTTCGAATTCCTAAAGGATGATGTTGATATGCTTAAGTCAATTAAGGCTAACCAAAGAGTTATTGTAAGCTTCACGCTTAGAGGTAACGAATACAACGGTAAATTCTACAACAACTTAGTTGCTTTTGGAATCACCAAAAAGAAAGTTGACAAGGGAGGTAAACCTACTGAGGAAGTAGTTCCTAAAGTGAATACAACTGACTTCCCAGAGAGTGAAGATGATTTACCATTTTAATAACTTAAAAGAGATAGATTATGGAACAAAAAATGCATAAATTCCCTAGTATTGAACAATACAGAAATGTAATTCAACAAATAGATTACAGAGCAAGGTATAGGGGTCAAACACAAGATGGGGACCCAATAATTGATGAGGGAGAAGTAGAGATGCCTACACTGTCATTCAGAGGTACGGTTAAACTACATGGCACAAATGCAGCCATTGTTTATACTTGGGACATGCTACAACACAATTACGTGATGCATGCTCAATCAAGAAAGAATATCATTACACCCATGAGTGATAACGCTGGGTTTGCGGCATTCGTCCACACTAGCGACACAGAAGCTATTCTATCTCAGATAATGAGACAAGTAGGTGATGATGCTGGGTACACACCAGAAGTAATCAGAGTTTACGGAGAATGGTGTGGTGGAAACATCCAAAAGGGTGTAGCACTTAATGGTCTTGATAAGATGTTCGTCATCTTTGCAATCAAGATGGATAAGGTATGGTTATCAGATGAGAGCCTAGTCAAGATTAAAATGCCAGAGGGTAGAATCTACAACATCCTAGACTACCCGTCTTACACAATCGACATTGACTTCAATAACCCAAAGGAATCAACAAACAAGTTAGTTGAATTGACAAATTCGGTTGAGGCTGCATGTCCAGTGGGTAAAGCCTTCGGAAACGATGGTATTGGAGAAGGTATCGTGTGGAGATGTATCACTGAGGGATACACTAGTTCAAAGTACTGGTTTAAGGTGAAGGGTGAAAAGCACCAATCATCTAAGACTAAGACACTAGCCCCAGTTGACATCGAGAGAGTGAACAACATTAAGGAATTGGTCTCAACATTCGTAACTGAATCAAGACTTAACCAAGGTCTTGAACAAATGAGGATGGAGAATCTTGAAATCTCAAGAAAGAACTTAGGTTTCTTTCTTAAATGGATTGTTAGCGACATTGTAAAGGAGGAACTTGATACCATCATGGGTAACGGGTTTGAACCAAAGGAATTAAATGGACAAATCTCTAAGGTCGCTAGAGAGTGGTTCTTTGAACAAGAAATGAAACAAGTTGGATTATAAATTTAAAATATGAACAAAAGAATCTATAACATCGTTAAAGGAGAGATTAACGATTACAAATCAAACATTAGTGTAGAGATAGAAAGTAATTCAGCATTATTCAACATCTTTGATAATTTCTTACACACCATCAATGGAGACAAGAAAGTAGCTAAGGATGCTGGGGTTGAGTTTATCTCGGCAATTTCAAACAATTTAATGCATGATGGGTTCAACATTTCAGAAAACTCTTCGTCAAATGAGGGTATTGGTTTCATGATTAAATTTGATGGTGTGTTATACACTATCAGATTTAAGAAATTCAGAGATGGCACTCAGATGTTCTATCTAATCAATATCAGAAACTCTGAGGACGTTTTCTACTCTGGAAGCTTCATCTACAAGTACCTAATGTTTTGCGCCTTAGAATCATCTAAATTGAAAGGGTCTTATTTCTCAATGCCGAAGAATAGATTCGATTGGAGTATCAAGTCCGTTGAGGTTAGAGGTTTCGATGACATTTACCTTCCAAATGACATCATGGGTGACCTTCACTTGTATGTTGACATCTACAAGGAAGCTGGCAGAATCCTTAGATACTTGAAGGTGGGTAATCCAGGTGTTGGAAAGACAGAAGCAGCCCTAGTACTTGCATCTGAGTTAAACAAAATGGGTGTTACTATTATCAAGACACCAATCTGTGAAACACTACATGAAAAGGTTGAATTAGCTAACGTGTTAGCACCATCATTAATTATCCTTGATGATATCGACCTTTCGTTAGGAGATAGAAATAAAGGTGCGTACAGTTCGCTAATGGGAGACTTCTTAGATGTTATGGATGGGACTGATAAATTAGCTAACAATGTGGGTGTAATCGCAACAACTAATGCGGCTCACTTATTGGATTTAGCGGCTCAGAGACCAGGTAGATTCGATAAAACTCTATTATTCGATGACATCACTCACGATAATATCAGAGACATCATCAAGAAATCATTGAAGGTGAACTTCAAAGTAACTAAGGGTAAAGTGCTTGAAATGTACACCGATAAGGAAATAATCAACAAATTCTATAATTCTGGCGTAAGCGGCTCACACATCTTCAACGCAATAAAGATGCTTAAGTTGAGATACGATACTATCAAAGAGAAGAATGTAACGGTTGCTAAAATCGTTTCTAGTATTGAGTCTGAATTGAAAGTAATCGAGAAGGTGAGAAAGGTATCTTACTTGAAAGAGAAGTACGACAGAGGACAGGGAAATGTGGGTTTCAAAGCGGGGTTCTCAAGAAACAAAATCGGCTTAAGCGAAGACGAAGACGTGGTAACTGAGAGCCCAAGAAGAAACTCTGATTATTCATAAAATAATACTAAAAAAGTACGAAATAAAGGGAGAAATCCCTTTATTTTTTGCCATTTTTTGTTATATTATGGTACATAACAAGGTAACCATTAAAAAATAGAAAACATGGCAAACATTAAAGACAAAAAGGTGCAAGAATTATTAAAACTTGCCGAAGAAAGAAGAGAAAAACTAACAAATGTAGAAGACCCAAAGTGGTTAACTAAGGGTGATTTTAAATTTGGTAAAGGGCAAGACATTGCTTTTAATGTTAGAACAAATTCAGACGAGAATGTATTTATAAGTGCATTAGCGTTTCTAACGGATAGGGAAAAATCATTCAATGGTGCTGCTGAGGAATTAGGTATTGAAGGTGAATTTAATTGGTACGGACACTCAGTTCTAGATTGGAAGACCGACTTTAAATCTAGAATTTCGCAGTTAAATGCAGCTAAAGAACGAAAAAGGTTGGTTGAATTTGAGAATGAATTGGACGGGATGATTTCTGATGAACTTAGAGACCAAATGAAATTAGAAAAACTAACAAAGGCGTTATCAACAAATAAGTAAAATATGATTCAAAACAAAGTTTACAGATTAAAAAACCCATACACTCTTATGGAAGGTATGGATTTCAAAGGCGGTGAAGAATTCCATATCGTATCGGATGTAGTTTACATGCAAGGGGCAATGTTGCCACCAGAAATGCAAAATATGTTCTACGAGTGGATTACGAAGAATCCAAAATTGTTTGTTGATGACACAAGACAATTTTAAGGAATTATGATATCTTATATTATTGCTGGATTATTTATCACACTAATCGTTGTATTAGTTATCGGTGGAGACCATAATCTAAGGTTGAGAGTAAAGTCAACTGACACTAAGGAGACTTACACAGCTGAGAAGAAAAAGGATGCTAGAGGTAATAGTTTTCTTGATTGGTTTTACTACGATGAAGAGGGTGAGAATATCGAAGATGAAAATCTTAAGAAGATGATATTCGAAGCTTTCAGTGATGAAGATTGGTATGGTGACTATGAGTTCTATACTTCAACAGGTAAAGTTAAGGAAGTAGAAACAACAGAAGCTACTTAAATGAGCGAACCAAGACCAGACTTTAAATTCAGAACGGGAAAGTACCAAGGCATGACATACGAGTGGGTGTGTGATAACAATCCACAGTACATCGAATGGGTAAAGGAAAATCAACCTAACATGCTAAAGGAAAAAGTCACAACTGTGACCAATGTTAAAGAGGAAATAAGGGAGTTCGGGAAACTGAAAACCAATATCAACTTTGAAAATGAAGGTCCAGAGTGGTACTGCTTACCCTATCTGGAAAAAATGATAAAAGATAAAAATTCACCCCAATAAATTTGGAAATTAGTTTTTTAGTCCGTATATTTGTATCGAATCTTAAAAACAGAACGATATGATTACAAAAGAGAACGGTTTAAAATACGCAAAGCTTATTCACGTTTCTGTGGATAACGGACTTACACAACAAAGTAATAAGGTTTACATCATGGAGGAACTTGCTGACGGAAGAATCCAATGTCAGTATGGTAGAGTTGGTAAAGACCTTGTAACTGTTTATAAGCAATCTCGTGAGTGGGATAAGATTTACAAGCAGAAGACCAGTGCCAAAAAGGGTTACAAGGATGTAACTGATATGGTGGTTGAGTCTGTAACCACCGATTCTTCATCTAAAAAGAAGAGTGGTGATGTTGCAGAAATCAAAGAAAGAAAAGTAAAGGAACTATTCGATGACTTAATGGCGTTCGCTAATAAGTCGATTCAAAAGAACTATAAGGTTACCCAAGAATCGGTAACACAAGCACAAATAGATGCGGCTCAAGAAATCCTAGACAAAGCAATTAAGTCGGTTAAGAAAGGTATGGACGTTAAGACACTTAACGACTTGCTTATCGAACTATACACTATCATCCCAAGAAAGATGAAAGATGTTCGTGACTTCTTAATCAAGAAGGCTGACTCGAAGGGAGATATCGATTTCGTGAAAGAATTCCTATTGAACGAGCAAGATACTCTTGATACAATGGCTGGACAGGTAAAGTTATTGAAGCAGCAGAAGGATACCACTTCTGACAATACGTCAGACGTTGATGATGATGTGGAATTCACACTACTTGACCAAATGGGTATTATCGCAACTGAGGAAAAAGACCCTAAAGCGATTTCTCTTGTTCAGAAGTTGATGGGACCTAACGCTCACCAAATGAAGAGACTTATCAAGTGCATCAACACGAAGACACAAGCTACGTTTGATGCTAACTTGAAAAAAGCTAAGAACAAGTCAAGAAAGCTTTACTGGCATGGTAGTCGTAACGAGAACTGGTTCAATATCATTCAGACTGGACTTATGATTCGTCCTTCTGGTGCAATACACACTGGTTCAATGTTCGGTGACGGTATCTACTTTGCTAACAAAGCACAGAAGTCAATCGGTTACTCATCACTTAGAGGTTCTTATTGGACTGGTGGTGGTGCTAACAAAGGATACTTAGCTTTGTTTGATGTTCACACAGGAGAACAAAAACACATCACACACCACGACAGAAGCTGTTACAGCCTTTCTAAGAGTGTAATCTCTAAGGATGGATTTGATTCAGTGTACGCACATGGTGGTGCTGACTTAAGAAATGACGAGTTCATCGTTTACGATGGGGCTCAATGTACAATCGCTTATATAGTGGAAATTGGATAATATGGAAGAAATAACTAAAGGAACTGCTTACGAATGGTGTAAGTACCTAAACATGAGAGTGCTAGACTTAGCACCAGACGAGGAAACTTGGTATTACGAAACCGAGATTGAGAAAACAGCATTCTTGGAATGGCTAGGCGGTAAGACCGTAAAGCCGAACTCGATGCCAAGGAAAACTGAGATGTACATGGAATACAGAATGTACGGATTAGTACCTTACAACATCTCACCAATCCAAGCGGGTATCCAATACGGACACGCTGTGGTTGAGTACCAACAAAACTGTAGAGGTATGGGAAGACCAGAGAAGCTTTACAACAAGTGGGCTACTGAGGACAAGACCTTCATCATTCTTAACGGTGGTACAACCAACGAGGATAAGTCTCACAAGTTCTACGGTTCTCTACAACAACACAGAGATGCGTTAGTAGAAGCTGGTGTTCTTTTAGCTGAGTTCAAAGAACCAGACTTGAACAACACACTTACAGCAATCGTATTCCTTGTGGATGAGAGAGTGTTCGACAGAGAAACTTATCCAGACTACGTTGATGTGCCGTACCCATGGAAGGACAAGAGAGGCTACAAGCCAACAGATGCCGAAATGGACAAGTGGGAAGCGGAAAACAGTAAAAACAGAGATGCTTGGGTTGAGAAGATTGGTGGGAAGACAAATGACTTCCTAAGAAGCCACTTAAGAAGCCTAAGACTTGCAAATAACTAAAATTTGATGTACCTTTACCTTGTGAAAGAGGTAAGGGAACATTTGAACCTATTCTACGCCATTGAGGATGACAAGCTTATATTCAATGGTTTTGAGGTTTATGCTGGTAAGGAATCTAAACACTTAGCAAAGTACTTCCTTTTAGATGAACTAGAAGTAATTACTGAACTAGAGAAGTGGTGTAGATTTCACGGAATGACCAAATACGGATGGATTATATCTGCCATCACAGGTCTAATCCGAAAGGGAGAGACCAATATGGATGCTGGTTATGTCTACGCACCATACATTCCACTACAGCTAGAAACACCACAGATTGACCTAAACAATTACCAACCAAGCCAAGGTTTAGCATCAAGATACACAAGAGTACAAGTAAACAACGATTTTTATGGACAAATAAACATAGAGGATTTACCATGAACAAATTTACACTTAAAGGAACCATTATCTTTGACCCAAAGGATAGAACCAACAAGCACAAAGCACAGTCTTCTTGGAAGAAGATTGCTATGGTTGTATTCGATGACAGTGATAGTGGATTGTGTGAATATTATGCTTGGTTCATTAAGAAGAGGTACGGTATCGTTTTAAATAAACCTCTTCGTGGTCCACATATCTCATTCATCAATGACCATATCAGAGACTTAAATGGTGGTTTCTACAATCCAGATAAGTCTGGTACTGAAAAGGAACGACACCACATGTGGGGGCAACTTAAGAAGAAGTATCATAAGAAACCAATCGATGTAACCATCTCAAGTGAGATTCAAACTAATGGCGAGCATTGGTGGCTTAGAATTGAGCATGAGGACAGAGAGGAACTTTATAATATCAGAAGTCAAGTAGGTCTTCCTAAGCCAAACTTAGGAAAGAACAAAGACGGTTCATTGAAACCACTTGGGATACACTTAACTATCGGTTACCCAGTAAACGGTAGAGTTGATGAAGATGATTTTATCGATGGTGTTCAAAAGGCTGGTAGAATGAACCTTGATAATTCGATGAACGTTTACGAAAGTTTGCAAAAGTCAAAGTAATTTACTATCTTTGTAAAAAATTAAGATATTATGGGAGGACTAGCACTAAAATCAACTTACACAAGACGTTATCAGAGAGACGAGTACGAAGCACTTGAAAAAGAGATGTTCGAAATACTTTCTGGTACATTCAAGAACTATGAGACACCTAGATACTTTGAATCTAAGGAATCATTTGGTGATATGGATGTTATCCTTTCAATGGAAGGGTTCGACCAGAATATGCGTGACTACATCGAGAATACATTCAATCCGAATGAGATATTCCATAACGGTAACGCATGGTCATTCGATTACAAGGAACTTCAAATAGACTTCATAACTTGTGCCCCAGAGCATTATGATTCAAACCATCACTACCTAGCGTTTAATGACCTTGGTAACTTCATGGGTAGAATCGCTCAGAAGATGGGTCTTAAGTATGGACAAGAAGGTCTATGGTATAACCACTTTCATAATGGACAAAAGGTTGGTAGAATACCAGTATGTAAGGATTACCCAAGAATATTCGCACACCTTGACCTTGATTACAATAAGTGGGTTGAGGGATTCAATTCTCTTGAGGAAATATTCGAATTCGTTATGACCTCTAAGTACTTCTCAGCTGACCAGTTCCAACTGGACCAACTGAACAAGATTAACAGGGAGCGTAACGCTAAGAGAAAGTCTTACATGACATTCCTTGAATACATAGACCACCTAGAGCCTAATGAGGAAGGGAAACAAGCTATGCTTGACCATAAGGAGAACCTTGTTAGTATAGTGGCTAAGACATTCCCAGAATCCAACATAAAGCGTGAGATAAAGAGGTTCGAGTATCAAGATGCTGAACGTGCCTATGCATCCGCTAAGTTTAATGGTGGGATGGTTATGGAAAGATACGGAATAAAGGGTAAACTACTTGGGGAAGCAATGACTAACTTCAAGGAAGCTATCGCTAACCATACTCTACATTCTTATCATCAAGCCATAATACAATGGGATGAGAAGACTATATGGGATTACTTTCAAATGTGTAACAGGGAAATACCAGAGATTACACAAAGGGATTTCCAGAATCAATAAGCATTTGGAAGATGTCGTGACCTTCTTGACAATTTATTAGGAAGTTTTCGACATCTTCTTCGTTTAATTCGAACCATTCACCTTCCATTCTCTTGGAACCATATTTACGGTGCATCCAACCTTCGACCTTAACATGGTGGTCAGTTTCAAATAAGTGTACAACTTCTATCTTTTTAGGATTACCAGTTTGTATTTCATCTAATCTTTTATAGATGTCTCTATTAGTGTACCCGATTTTATATCTGTCCTCTTCTGGACAACCTACTAAATATACTTTTCCCATAATCTTAAATATAGAAATATATTTTATTGTGTAAATGATTAACCTTGCTTACTCTTAAGATTCTCGTAGTGCTTTACAGCCCTTAGGATTCCGTATACATCATCGAATAGGAAGTCAGCAATAGTAGCTGTTACCTTTGTAGGTTTCTGATTGACTCTAAGTAGTTCATTCTCACCCTCAAATTGAGATAGGAATGCGAAGTACTTAGCTTTGAATAGGAAGTCATCTGGATTTGTTACAAGTCTTATAACCACAGGACATCTAGCTTGTTTTAATTCTGGGTATATCTCTTGTATAAAGGCTGCTAATTGCTTCGGGTCATTCTTTACTTGCTTGTACTTATTAATCCACTGTATAAGTCTTGGAGATGCCTTAGCGAAGCCCTTAGCTGTATCTTCCTCATCAGTCCAGCTTTGGATGATTGACTTTGGCTTATAAATCATAGTGAACTCACCACCTTTATCTAGGTCGTCACTAATATCATCGAATTGAAGTAATAATTCAGTAAGTGGAAGGGCAACACCTCTATAAGCATTTCCTTCTGGTTGAAGAACCTCTGGGTACATCTTCATACAACCCTTAAGATTCTGCATAGCACTAATAAACTCCTTCTTCATCATCGGACCAGAATATATCCCAGTAAATTTCTCGATGTGTTGTAGGTAGTCATTCTCAGTATCAGTATTTGGTTCTACTTCACTAGGTTCACCGCTGATTGATAGTTGCGGGTCGAATAGTTCTTTACCAAACTTCGCAATACATGCCTCAGCTTGATTCTCTCTAAGTATTTCTTCATATAGTCTTACCAACTTCATAATTTATCGTTAATTATATTCAATAATCTCTCGGATTCACTAGACAACCATTTATTGTTTAAGTGTGCCATAACAGTAATAGGATAATTTTCTACCCTAATCACTTCATTCTCACCCTCAAACTCTGACATCTTATTTAAGTACTTACTCTTGAAAAGGAAATCCTTATCGGATGCTTTATGTTCAAGGATGACTGGAATAGTAAATTTGTTAATCTCTGGGATAAGCCACTCAAAGCTAATGTCGTCAATATCCCAGTATCTACAAAATTGGTTTAAGTCCTCAGCCTCACCGAATATCTTAGCCTTATCAAAGGCATCAGTCCAACTCTGAATTGGACTATTTGCTTTATACTCATAGATTTGAGGTACATCTTTAGTTGGTAACATTCCATTCTTAATGAACCACATAATAGGAGCACTTGTACCTCTATATACCTTCTCTACTTCTGGTTTCAATACTTCTGGGTAGGTCTTAATACAACTTTGAAGGTCATCAATTGCTTGTTTCATTTCTGGTTTAAGGTTCTCTCCGAAGTCAAAATCAGTGAAGGCGTGAACAGCCTTAGCGTGTTTGTTTTCAATGTCAGTATTCTTTTCATTACCACCTAATTGGTCTGCGAAAAGAACGTCACCAAATCTAGCAACACAAGCTTGAGCATTGTCCTCTCTTAAAACGGTTTCATATAATTTAACCAACTTCATACCTATAAATATTTACAAATCAGTAAAAAATTATATAGTAGTAAAAATTAAAGTTATGGATAAAAAAGATGAAATCATATCCCTAATCCATCAGATTACGGATTTACAAGGAAAGAAGAAAGAGGTTATCAAAAATCAGAGTTACGAGGAAGCAGCAGCACTCAGAGATGACGAGAAAATTCTACTAAAGAAATTAGACTTAGAAAGCGGAGTTGATGACTTCTACTACAAGGTTTATCATAGTGAAAAGGTGTTAAGACACTTCGAAATTATGACAAATTCAATGAATGAACTAAAAAGAATGGGTGCTAGATTGGATGAAGAAATAGATACGTCATTATTCGATAAAATGCACATAAAGCTGCTAAAACAAAGGGATGAGGCGTATGAAGCGGTCCTAGAAATTAGAAAATTTATGGATTAATTTAAAAATATTTTTGAAAAATACTTGCATTTTAAAAAACTTTTCGTATCTTTGCAATGTATTTAATTTAAAAGAGGAAAACCTCTGAACTAAAAAA